CGCCCGGATTGGCGCAAAATACCGCGGTCTGCCGTTGTGGCAGGCGTCGCCGCTAGGTTGCCGCACCCGCCGCTGGAAGGCCGACCCAAAACTTCGATTGCTGCTGAAACGGTAGATACCTTGCGGGATTTTCTGGAAGATCAAAAAACCAACATGAGGTCAATTAGTCGCATATACCCCAGGCACGCAATTTGCATGCCAAACTCCTAGGCGTCACCCGGCGGACAAGCCGCCGAAAATCGCCTGAAGAACCCATTCTCCCTCCCTGGAGGAACCAAACCGATGGCAGAGACAGAAATGGCACCTGAGGCACCAAACCAAAGCAAGGAAGCCCGAGCTCGGGCGCTTCGAGGCGCTCCAGGTGGCATGACCGCCACAGGCCGAGAACTTTCCCGGCTGGACGACGATTTCGAAGAAGGGGAGTACGACGAGTTGGGAGAAGGCAGCCCAAAAGCCGATTTCGCCAAAGGCCCGGCGTCGAAGCCCAGCGATGGGCAGGCAGCTCCTGCAAACTTTGCGGTCAACGGTACTCTGCCGTTGAATATGATTGGGTCTCCGACCGGGCCAGTTCCCGTTACTGATCCTGATCTCGACACCGACGACCTGTACGACCCACCGTCGGACGGCGTTAGCTCTCTGGATGACCTTACCGACGAGCAGATTAGTCGATTGTCCTCTGCGGAGCTTAGGGCAGTAGCGCACGACCGCGGATACGACAAGGTGAGACCCGCAGGCCGAGCGGCAGTTGCCCAGATGTTCCGAAAGGCCAAGCAGGCAGACGACGCCGCTTCTCGGCCACAGGCCGCCACGCTGGAGCCCAATACAGCAGCCGGTAAACCGGCAGACCAAGGGTAAAGAGTTTTGGCCAGGGTGAACCTCGACACCGTAGACCTGAGGGCAGAGGAAGGGTTTCATATTGCACGGTGCAATATGGAAGAAGAATCCCCCGACTTTGCCGTTCCTTCGCCCATGCGGAGACAGGAGATCCAGGAACTTATGGCTCAGGCACTGGAGGGCACCCTGCCCAGGACCAGAGACCTCAAGCCCTGGGAGCCAGCCACCCTGAACGCCAGGCATGTTCAGATGGTGATGCTCAAGGCCAGCGGGTTGCGACAGTCGAAGATTGCAGAAGTCCTGCAGGTCACTGATGCCAACGTCTCGGTGGCTCTTGGCCACCCAGATTCGCAGTTCATCTTGGCCAGGGTGCTGTCGTATGCGGCAGAACAAGTGTCTGATGTGAGCATCAGGCTGAAGGCCCACGCACCAGAGATGCTAGATGTGGCCCTGCACCACGCCCGTACTGCCAAGGCCAACGTCGCGTCGAAGAACGCATTCAAATTGCTTGAGATGGCCGGCTACGGAGCGACACAGAAAGCTGAGGTCGAGCACCGGTTCTCGGTTCCTGCGGACCAGGCAAGATGTAACCTATGCCCACATTGTGTCTCCTGAGGAGCTTGGTGCGGTTTCAATCGCAGCTGGGTCGCCTCCCCTCAGTGAGAAACCTCAGGAGACGCAAGTGGGGGCAGGGATCTGATGGCACGGTTCGGTAAGGGATCAAAGATCCAGCTTGAAACCCTGCATCCTTGGTTACAGGAGATACTGACCGAGGCCATCAAGTACGTGGACTTCACGGTCCTGGAGGGCCATCGAGGTCAGGAGGCACAGGATCAGGCCTACAAGCTGGGCTTTAGCAAGATTCGTTGGCCTCATGGGAAGCACAACTCCAGCCCGTCGTTGGCCGTGGATATTGCGCCGTACCCCATTGTTTGGGCTGACACCGAAAGGTTTGTATACTTCGCTGGGTGGATCATGGCCATTGCAGCTCAGAAGGGCACCCCGCTCCGATGGGGTGGCGACTGGAATCGAGACACAAGAGTCAAGGACGAGAAGTTTCGAGACTGGGGACACTTCGAGCTGACTGGATGAAAGCCGAGACCGATGCTTCTCCGTTGTCGGACATGTCGGACGACGAGCTGGAGTGGCTACGAGAGGCTGGGAAGAACGACCTGTACGTGCTGGCAAAAGGCATCCTGGGGTATCCCGATATAAACAAGGCAACCCACGGAGCCTACTGTCGGTTTATCCAGACTCCGCCAGATGGTAAGCTGAGGTCCCTGGGTCTGATGCCCCGAGGACACCTGAAGTCCACCATAGCTACGATTGCGGACAGTATCAGGGTGGTGCTACAGGATCCTGACCACGCCCGGGTCCTTGTTGCGAATGAGACCAGCACCCTGGCAAAAAAGTTTGTAAGTGAAATCAAAGGCCATTGGGAAAAAAACGAGCTTCTTCGGGGTCTGTACCCCGAGTTGGTACCCAGACGTTGGAGTGGACCAGGCGTCTCCTGGAGCGACGAACAGGCCTCCCTGGTTCGTGGATCGGCCCACAAGGAGCCGAATTGGTCGGCGGTGGGTGTTGGCGGAGCTTCGGTTGGGGCGCACTTCACGAAGATCAAGTGCGACGACCTGATTGGGTTCGATGCTTCGCAGAGTCCAGCCGCCATGCAGTACGCGATCTCCTGGAACGGAAACATCGAGTCGCTGTTGGTGGATCAGCACGTAGATCAGATCGACTGGATTGGTACCAGGTGGGCAAAGAATGATCTTTACTCGCACCTGATGCGAGAGTATGGCCAGGACTTGGCAGTCTTTACTCGGTCGGCTATCGAAGACGGGCAGATTATCTTCCCAGAGAAGCACACCTGGGAAGAGTACAGACGACTTCAGGAGAATCAACCCGCAATCTGGGCGTCGCAGTACGAAAATGCGCCCCGAAGTCAGGAAAAGAAGGATTTCAACGATGCAGCCCTACGAACCTTTCGACTCTCGGACGACGGATCGTCCATTACTGGCGGGTTTCGCAACGAGATTCGTTGGCGTGTGGATCAGCTTGATATTTGTCTCCTGGCTGACCCTAATTCTGGGGATAAAAACGCTCCTGATACTGCTGCAAAGGTAGTGGTCGGGGTAAGTCCGAAGGATCAGGTGTTTGCCCTGCATGCTAGTAGTGGCCGACCGAGTGCTAGCGAGTTCGTGGATTCGATCTTTGAGCTCTGGAAGCGGTGGAAGCCCAGGGTGGTGGGCATAGAAAAAGCTGGGCAGCAAAACACGCTGCATTACTTCGAGAAAAAGTCCAAGGAGGAGGGAATCAACCCCAGGGTGGTGCCTCTAACCCACCGGAACCGAAACAAAATCGTGAGGATCAGGACGGCGCTGGAGCCAATCATCACGTCGGGCAGGCTGTTCCTCCTGCCAAGTCAGACGACCCTGAGGGGCCAGATTGTGGATTTTCCAGACACTCTACTGATTGACGAGGTTGACGTGCTGTCGTATGGGCCTGAGGTCTGGAAACAGCCGTTAGACCGAGTGTCGGTTGAGGAAGCGAAGGTCAACATAGATGCACTGTTGGCCAACAGGAACCCACGAACCGGCTACTAAAAAGTGCACTTAGAGGGTGGAGGATCTAATAATGGAGTACCGCACAGTAGGTGGTATGACGATAGCTGGTGGGGAAAACTTCTCGTATGGACTCAAAGAGTCTTGCCGCTGTTGATGTTGGTGGGATCTGTGCTTTTGATGTTTGGCTTTGGATTCCAGACTCCCAAGAGTTGGTTCAACCAACTATCTGGCCGTATCGACACCTTGGAGATGAAGCTCGACACTGTGAAGATAACCTCAGAGGCCAACCGGACCAGCTCCCAGCAACAGTTGCAGCTACTGACAGACCTCCAGTGTGAGCAGTTGACGGACCGAGAAAGACTTCTCAGCAGGCTTTGCCCTGATCCCTGAAGGAGAACCCGCTTATGTTTGGAAAAGAACCAGTAATCATCGCGGCGGCGTTGGCCGCAGTGGTACAAGGTCTACTGATCTGGATCACAAACGATCTGACGGTTGGAGTAAACGCAGAGAGTATCTTGCCGTTTCTGACTATCCTTGGGGGATTTATTGCCAGGCCCAGGGTGGCCTCAGATAACACTGTGCGCAAGGCAGGCATCACGATGGATAAGCTGGATCGCGTAGCTGAGGACCCAACGCTGCGGTTGCGGGTTCACAACATCAACGACAGCTGATGGCAGTCATAGACGAGCTGGACCTAAACACAGCAGTCTTGGCGAGCGCAAAGCAGCGTGAAGTGATTCAAAATGAGTTCGTCAAGGGCTTCTGGATATGGTACCATCTGCACGAGAATGATCGGGTCCTGAAGGTGGGATTCCTGTTTATTCAGAAGACCGTTCGGGTCAGGGACTTGAGGCAGGTCTTTGTGCTGTTCTTTGGCCCTTCCCCGGTGTGATTCCTCCTGAGCAGTCCAACCCGGCGCAGCTCAATGCACTGGTAACCTACCTTCGGCAGGAGGTTTTCCGTGCCCTGGGAGAGCGCCGGCAGCTTGAGGAACGGTGGGTAGGATTCCAACGGCAATACAGGGCTATCCCGGCCGTGAAGCGGAAGGAGTTTCCCTTCCACGGGGCAGCCAACCTGGTGGTGCCGTTGATCGCCACGGACGTGGATACGATCTACAGTCGGCTTATGGGTATCCTGTTTGCCCCTGAGAACCTCTGGTCAACAGAAGCTCGGCGGCCAGACATGATAGAGTATGCTCCAAGACTCCAGGAGTTCCTTGAGCAGATGCAGCACAGGGAGCTTGGAGCCTACGATGCCGTGGCAGACTTTGTGCTGGAGTTGACGCTCCTGGGAACCGGGGTGCTCAAACAGAGGTACAAGCGCGAGACCCGGAGGGTCTATCAGTTCCGTGAACAGCCAGGTGGCAACCTCGAGGAGCAGACCGACCTCATGGTGGCTAACCACCCAGTGTTGAATCATGTCAGCCTGCAGGATTTTCTGATCCCTCCGGAGGCAGTTGATGTCAAGTCAGCAGCATGGGTTGCAGAACGATTGTCCCTCAGTTGGACACAGATCCTCAACAGAACCCGAGCTGGCATATACGGTTACACTGAGAGGCTGGGACGGTGGCATGGAG